AATTCCTCGGTGTTGGATACCGCACTACCGAGATTGGTAGTTGAGAATGTGTCTGATGCTGCCATAGTATGTAGTTATTGAGTGTGTTAGTTGTTATGAGATGTTAAGGCTGGCTAGAATGTCCTCTTCTGTCTGTTCCCCTGATTGAAATCGTTTACGAGCCGCATCGCTTGTCTTCTTCTTGCCACGTCGTGGTGTAGAGGAATTAGCGCCACCAGTTGTACCGTTGATTGGCTTCGCCTTCTTTCGGGCTAGCTTGATCTTGGTCACTGGTTTCTTTGACTTGAACTCTACGGAATGCGCTAAGGCTCTAGCTAGTTTCGCCCCCTGTGCAGGGAACGCTCTTGCCATCAGTTGGAATTCAGCATCGCTCGTAAGTGCTTTCCACTCTTTGAACTGACTCGACTCTTCATCTGCGAAGAACTTGACTTCAGCTTTCGCCTTCTCAACTTCATCGTTCGTGAGTCCCTGAATACCTTCTAGTGCCTTGATCGCTTTACGCTGTGCAGGAATTGCTTTGGCTTGTGCTTCGTAGTGTCGCTTCCAGCTTACTGCTGTTGCCCGATCCACTTCCTTGCCTTGGATGTCGAAGTATTCTTCGGTTCCAGAGAGTAGGTCATCGAGGTATCGGTAGCTTCCTTCGATTTCAGTAGCCTTACTATCAAGCTCATCAATCGTATGGATTTCACTATGTACGTTGCTAGTCGGAAGCATCTTGGACAGTCCTTCGTCAAGCTGCTTTTGCAACGAGGCGATCTTCTCATCCTTCTCTCTTCCTTGACCACGTAGTTTGCCAAGTTCTTTTCCTGCGCCTGAGCCGACTGCCTCTGCAATTGCTTGCTTCTGGTCGTCCGTCAATGCGTCGAAATCAATCTGTGAAAGAACATCTTCTTCCTCTTCAGTCTCTTCGGATTCCTCTTCTTCTGACTCTTCTTCCTCTTCGGATTCTTCCTCTGCTTCTTCAGCTTCGGCCTCCTCTTCGGGTTCAGGTTCGTCGGAAAGGTCTTCTGGGACTTCTTCGGAATTGATTAGTGTCGGGTCAAAGTTCGCCAAGTTTTGCTCAAAAGCAATTTCGTCGAAATCTCCCTCTCCTGACTCAGCTACGGCGTCAGAGTTGCCGTTGGATTTATTTGTAGCCATATTGTAAGCATCTCGTAACGTGAGAAGTAGCGATGGTGTTATTATACGGAGGGCGTGACAACTAGCCCTCGACTTCAACTGCTGTGACGAACTCATAGAGAATGTCATCACACTCAACCATAGCTCCTAAAACCTTGTCATCGGCCTTCTGGTTGCAATTGGGGGTTTCCATATTCCGCTTCAAGTCGCCAAATCTAGAATCACGCCGTTGACGAATCCCGTCACATAGTGAGTCCCACATTGGGCCTTGAGCTTGGAAGTGGGCGAGTGCCTCTTCGTATGTAATCTTATCCATTATGCGATTGTGTTGACTCCTTGAAGGTCTGCTGGTTTAGTTCCGATACGCCCAGTTTGAGCGTTCTCTTGCTGTTGAGCTTGGAACTCGTACTGCTGTACGTAGATTGATAGATTCTCGGCAAATACTACGTCCTCCTGCATCTTTCGTTGGATGTCTGGATTTAGCATGTACTTGTTCTCGATGTAATCTAGTGCGACTGCTCCACCGTTCGGCTGTGCGCCTACTTGGTTGCCCGTGTAGATAAGACCTAGATCCTTGGTCACCTTACTTAGTATGTCGGCTTCAGAAGCTTCTGCACTGCGAAGGATGCGACCCGCGAACTGAGGTGCCGATAGATATGTTGCCACTCGGACGACCTCAGCTGGATCAATCGTGCCAGTGGGGTCTGCCTGTGGGAGCTGTAGAAGTGTATCAACCGTCTCCTTGACATACTCGCGGTCTTGCGTGCGAACGTCATAGAAGAACTTAATATCTAGGTCTTCATCATCTGGCCCTTGATTGTGTACCTGCGGGTCGGGGCTATTAGTGATGCGGAAGTGAATATCTTCACCATCGTAGAACTTCTGATAAGCCTTGTAAGCTAGACGGGCAATCTCTGCCACATGGACAAGTGCGCGGTTAGTGTAATACTGCTGGCGCTGCAAGGACATTGCTGACCCTTCTTTGAGCCCCATGATGAAGTCTGCCTCATCAATTAGGAACTGCTCATAGTCAGTGCCTTCGCGTAGTGTATTAGGAACCTCAAGTGTCTTATACAGACCTTCCTCACCTCGACGTGTAGCGAAGTCAGCACCAGCACCCCAAACGGACGCAGGGCGACCAGCAGGGTGAGTACGTGGGGGGTTCATCATAATTGACAACTGATCCACGAAAGCATCACGGCTAACCTTGGCTTGACGCTGATTGCCGCGAAGCAAGTCAGATACATTCCGTTGGTCATAGATGCGCTTAGAGTCACGAGACATGGTAGTCAGCGCGATTGGAAATTCATCATAGCCATTCAGAAGCTCAAATAGACCAAAGCCAATATTCTCTTCGTCACCTTCCGCTTGGCTCGGGGCCCATATTGTCTGATAGTAACCCTCTGCCCCGTCCTCTTCATCAACAAGGCGTTGAAATGTTCGTACAATCTCAACCAAGTCTTCAGCATCACGGTTGCCGGGGTTAAATAGTGTGGCAGACTGGTTGCCTAGGAATGCATTGCGGTTGCCATATGGCCCGTCAAGCTCCTGTTGTGTCATTCCCATGTGTTCGTCGATAATCTCATTTACCCAATCTTCATCCCACCCTTCCGAGTGAATAGACGCTTTAAGGTCTTGAATCGACATGAAGTGCCTGATATGCACGCGATCCACACGCTTCACGTCCATAGTGTAGGATGGATAGATAATATCAGCTCGTGGGCATTTTGCGGAAATGACTGGACGATCAATGTCACCCTTGATTACTGGAATCTCAGCTACACCATTCTGACGTAACTGCTTGAGTGCCTTCTTAGCTCGCTTCTCATTGACACCCTCAAAGGACTGCTGAAGCATCTCAATTGCCTCGTCTATACGATCTTCATCAGCTAGCAACTCAACCAAGTCTGGTGCTTGCTCGGCAATTTCTTCTAGGTCAATCTCTTGGAGGTGTGTGCGAAGTCGCTTCTCCCATCCGACCCACGTAGCTGCCATGCCCTTTTCAAACATATCATTAATGCTTAGCTCGATCTGGTCATATGCACCTGGAATCCAGCTATCTAGCATCCATCGAATGAAAACAGTGGTAGATGCGGCACGCTCAACATCATCGCCATTAATAGGGGCTGCTGTGATGTTCCCGTCGCGTATTGCGTTCATGATGAGCGCAACTAAAGTGTTAATGCGCGGATCAATGACAGGAACCTCTTGGTCAGATGCCATAGGCCACGGCTTCGCATCTAATTGGTGCTTCTTCTGGTCAAGAGTCTTGCCAGGCCACCACATGCGCCGCTGATTATACGAGTCTGCGCATCCGTCTGCATAACCAGAATGGTCAGACAAATCCTTGCGATAGACTTCGTTTAGATTGTGGACGTTCGGCTCTTTGCGAACGTAGGCTAGGTCTTCTAAGTATTCGTCTTCCATTATATCAAATTATACGAGTTGCGTGACACGGGCGCTATGTAATGCCCGCTGTGCTATTTTCCTTGAGGCCCATGTTGTCTTGCCACAAAGCTCCCCCATTTGGCTTGGGATCAATTCTTCGCTACATCCAGCGAATGAACGTTGCATGAATTCCCAGCTTAACCATGCATCAAAGCTGGCACGTCGAAAATCCACGTCATCTACATATTCCAATTCTCCGCCCCAGTTGCTCATGATCGCACAGCACTCCATGCCATTCCTGCTAATGATGCGTGGCGGTAGTATTTGACCCCCTTATGCTCAATGACTTCCAGCTTCATTGGTTTTCCGCGCAGCTGATTAGACGCTGTAGAGTATGGAATGATTGCACGAACCGTCTCTGTGCCGTCCTCTCCTTGGAATTTGCATTCCACTTCGTATCGTCCTTCTTGCGTATAGCTGCAAATGGAGTCGATGAATTGTGGCTTAACCAGTTCTTCCATCTCTTTGGCATTCTCGTCTGAACTCAGTTCATTGAAATATGCTCGGATGAAGTCTACAGACTCTGAAGATAGTTCACCTTCTTCGTCTGGTGCAAACTGCTTACGCAATCGCCCGATGCTCATGGCAGTTACGCCGTATTCTTCTGCTAGTTCTTTACATTTCATAATTAGTCCTGTATTTTGTATGTTCCAACATGGCGATTTACGTGGAACTGAATTCGATATGGCCCATAGTAATACGAGAAATTAACGTCCAGTCTCATTGAATTGTCATGAATGCACACGATTGCTTGCGGGGAGACCTCAACATTTAAAACCTTAACGTTGTCATCGAAATATCCCATCTCTGCGGCGTATTGCCACAGCTCAGCTATTTCCGTCTCTGTCTCTATTTCTACTGGTTTATCCATAATTAGTATCCTCTGCCTTCTTTAGTTTAATTTTACGAATGAGGTTCCTTGCGAACTCTCGCTTTGATTCGGCTCGCCCCCCCGATGTGTTGCGTTCGTCGTAGTCTAGGCCAAGTGCTCGTTTCTCGTCTTCTGTTGTGATAAAGCTCATAATTAGTATCCTCCGACCTCTCCCGTTGATGTGAATGCTTCTGGTGAGTAGTGCTCTGGCCCTTCGCCTCCGTTCGCTGTTCGCAAATAGCGTAGGCAGTCAATGAAATCCTTCAGTGCTTCGTCTGCCTTGCCATTCATTCCGTAGTTCGTAACACTATCAATGACGTTTCCGCATGATTTGTGGAATTGAATGATGGGGCGATTAATTGAATCTACCTCAATGTTCTGGTTGTAGGTGAACCATTGATCTAGCAATTGAATGCCAGATTTCTCATCTCGACCATCGCTGGGAATGACGTGCATGTCTTTCTCTCCGAAGTCTGAGAACATGTCCTGATTTTCATGTTCTACCGCCATGAATCGACTATCGCCAATTCGCTCAAACACCTCTACGCCCAATTCTTTCTCGATCTCCTTGAATAGTTCTACGTATGAATACTCTTTCACGTCCGTCTTGATAGCATATCCAATCTTCTTAGATGCTGGCCCATGCTTCCACTTAGGGTCACCAAATAGCGCCCACTCTCCGAAGGTGTCACGATCAGGCCACTCGCGCAGTACTGTAATGTTGTTCAGCTTATCTACAGCGGCCCAGATGACGGAGAAGTTTCTAGCTCCAGCAGGGTCAATAATCTGATAGACAGTGTGCGTTGCCTTGGTAACCTTCGGAAGTTCATCAATGACGTGTACGCTCTCGGAGAACAGAGGGAACAGTGACGTCATGCTTTTCGTCGGGAACCCGTAGGCTAGGGTTTTAATCTCTTCCTCTGTCTCGTCCTGTAAGTCGGCTTTGAATCGAACTGAGTTTGTAAATGGATTGCGGAGAGTATGAAAAAACACGACACCAGCAGATGCCTTGGTAGGCTGCATGATGTACGGCATCGTTGGCGTATTTGGCAGTATGTCGGGGTCGGTCGGTAGTGACTCTAT